TACAACACCAATTTTCATTAAATGCCATCCCCGACACAATTCCATGCTCCGGAGAACCTTCTGCATAAGTAGCTTGATCGGTCTCTATATCAAGCCACTTTTTTAGTTTCCCGATTCAAAGTTAAATTCACTCGTCCAGGTTTCTGCCAATTTGTTACAGACTGCCAAAACTAATAACGAATTAATCTTTAACAACTCGCGTTTGTTCTCGTTATTACAATCAAACGGTTTATTCCCCATCTCCAGACCAATCCAATCTTTAACGTTATTTTCCCAGATTGATTTAATTCTTTTTGAAGTATTTATCGAAATGCTTTGTTCGATGTCTTCCAAACGTGGCCTAGTACAATAAAAAGTTACGTCCGGCAATTCTTTTAACTGCACTTCTATTTGTGCAGAAAATAAACTTAAATCCATATTTCCCCCGAATAAAACCCCCGACAACCGACAGACCATCGGGGGATAATGAGCGCTCTTAACTGTCGGCTTACGCGTTGTCGTAATATAGTTCGAAACGACTTAAATCTGTTGTCCCTGCACCCTTTACGACAGTAAAATTAACAGTTGAAGTAGCAACCAAATCACCACCTGAAACTGCACTGACTCGACAGTAAGGCATAAAGAAACGTACAAAGTGTGCAGAACCATCATCGACTTGAATACCTATTGCCATTAAATCGTCATCAATGAAACGTGAAGCCGCTGAAAGTTGATTTGGTTGTGCATTCAATGTGAATGTTCCCGATATCGATAAATCGTTTCCAATAACGTACGACGCGGACGGATAAACTGAACCAGTTAAATCCTGCAATCCCGGTGCTTGAATGTCGCGATTAATCGTTAAATCTGCATTTTGTACAGTCACTTTATTACCAGACCCAAACAAAGAACCCTTTGCCGTGCCATCGGCCGCCATATATACCGACGCATTTTTCATAGACAATGGCGACAATGCGCTTGCAGTTGCCGTTGATATGGTCGGCAAAATTACATCTGAAGCATCAATCGAACCTGGAGCAGACGCAACATTAACAACTGCGCCACTAATACTTGAAACAGAAGTTGTTCCGCGAGATGCACCAGTTGAATTGTTATAAACAATAATCGGTTCATTTGGAAAGAATAGATTTTTCGCCGCCGCTCCTGGAACTCCGGCAACTGACGGAGTATTAATTGTTATTGCATTTGTTGAGATACTCGCAACAGTTGCTTGACCTCCGAGATATAAACGATTTGCCATTGCAGAAATGGTATAAATCAGATTCCCGCTTTTCGCAATTGAAACCGTCATTTCATTAAAAATTGAGCCTGACGCGGCAGTCATGAAATTTGAGTCTGTCAGTTGCCAAGTTGAAACCGTATTTGCTTGATTAGCAAAATAATAGGAATACTCTCCCGATGTTGCTTGCGCTCCAAAAAATTTCAATAGCAAATAATCTTCCGCCGGTTTTCCTGCACCGTTTGGCTTTGCCATGAAATTAAAAGAAGTATTTGCGAATTCAAGATAGTTTGTTGCTTGATCTTGTGTTATAACCTGAGAACCTGTCTCTGAAAAAGTGGTTGTATTAACCGACTGATCCCAAACTGGTGCGTCAGTTAATACGAACGACTGTTCGGATGACGAATCTGTACCACTTGGAGCGCTTGACAACGTTCCTGCAGTGCTTTCATCAACAAAGACTAATTCCGTCGCCTTTTGTCTTAAGACTGCGGTTGAAATTGCTGTTGCCATTTTATTGCTCCTAAATTATTATTTCGCCACTTCCGGCGCATTAAATGCCGTTATATAAATAACAGCATACTCTAAAATTACGATGCCAGCCCCACTGCTAGCTTCGCCTTCAAACCTGACCTCCGTTGAAGTCAGTCTTAAATCTGTTAATAAAGCATCAATTGTCGATGAATTTGCTATTGCGGTTTCGCATTCGCTCGAAATCGTGTCTAGCTTATCATCTAAATTTGATGTATCGTCTGCATATCCTTCTATTCGCATTGTCAACGATCTTGTAATTAATCTCGTTGCTCCACCAATTTCGGAATCGTCGCTACTTTCCGTCAATGAATAAATGCACAATCCTGGAAGTTTTGCCTTTTCCATCGGATAAATCCGAGACTGAAAAACGTTTGCGCCTGTTGTAACTAATGAAGTGCAAGCGCTTGCAAATGCTTCCCTAATTTGTTGTCTGACGTGGCTCATTATTAAACTTCCAAAACCAACGTTGTCGCGCCTGTTCCGTCGGACTGAATTCCTCTAACCGTATATGTAGTCCCTGAAACTGCAAGCGTGTCTCCGTGTGCAACTGAGCTAATATCTGATGTCCTGCAGTTGAAAGTTGCATTCTTTCCCTCAATCGTTGTTTCTCCGCCAGGGATTTCAAAATAAACATTGTTGAAAATACCATTAACAGTTGATGCACTACCGCCCGCGGGTGTATAAGTCCCAGCAATACCGGAAACATCTGTTGAATAAAATTCTGCTAAATCCGCGTCTGATTCGATTGCCATTTTTCGTTGGTTTTTTTGCGTGTTTTTTTGGTATATTCTGCTTTTCCCATTGCGACCAAAATTGCCGCATCTTCGTCTGAAACGCTTTCAATATCTCCTGCCATAAGCGGAGAACTTTCAATCGCAGTGTTCTTTAAAATTAAAATATCCTTCATAATTTTCTGTTGAAATAAGCGGCCGCCGAAACAGCCGCCTAAGTTAAAATCATTTACGCTGTCAAAACATCCAGACAAGCGGCGAATGATTGAGCATGACGGACTGCAAGATCAACTTCTTGAAGCACGACTATGCGAATTGTTCCTTTCGCTCCGTTTGTGTAGGGGTCGACCAAAACATCTGGTGTATTCCACAAGCCCAATATCAGCTGCGAGAAGTCACCAAAAATCAAAGCCGAAGAAAGAGACTGATTCCCTTTTGTCAGAGTTGACGAAACGTTCGTTGTGATTGCCAGAGGATACCCAAAAAGCGCATCCCACGGATCGTTCAAAATCATTACTGAATCCGATGAACTAACTTTCGCAACTGAAGCCATTTTGCTTTTCACTTTTGGATTTGTCAACCATCCTAAAGTTGAAGCATTCAATGCAGCATTATCAATTTCCACCTCTTTGACCAAAGGAGGAATATGAGTCGCCCACGCTGGAGCAAGGCCATTTGCTCCGCCAGCCACGCTACCAATCCCGCTGGTAGCAACGATTCCAGATGGTTCGTTTGAACCTCCACCGTGGATTGCTACTGACTCAATCTTGTCTGCCATTGCAGATAAAATATCATCACGCACAATCGCTTCAATCGATGGATCTGACTCAAGCAAAAGCAATCTCGAAACATCTTCATAACAGCCCAAAGTGCGTCCCTGCATTGTGATCTGTGCAGTCGTTTGATTAACTGCCGCGACCGCCGATTCCTCAGCCACAAAAGCCGCCGTCACACCCGCCGAAACTTTTGGAATTGTGAGTTTGGTCGTCAAGCCAGACATGATTCGCATTCCAAGCCCAGGCATAACCATTTTAGCTCGAAGCGCACCAACGAACTCAGACCCAAGTTGTTCCTGTGGAGCAAAAAATCCACCTGAGGCATTGGTTCCAACGGTCATTACTGTCCGTTTTTCCAGTTCCGCTTCATTGCGATTCCCAGTCCACGCATAATCTGGAACAAAAAATCCTTGTGGTGTCTTACTTTGTCGATGACCAACTTCCTGAGACATCTCTGCTTCAAAACCTGCACCACTCCAATCACCACGACTTGCGGCATTAAGCGCACGAAGCAAGGAATATTGACGTTTCTCTTTTGGCTTCACGTCAACATGATCGGCCGAAACTTCAAGTGGTTTGCTTTCGATTTTGTTTAGCATCTTCGTGCGAAATTCGTAGAGACTCATATTTTTTGCAATACACTCATCCGCAAAATCCCGCATATTATGCCGAACGCCGAGAGCGCTAATTTCTTTATTGTCTTTCGCACGTTGAGCAAGAATTTCATCGACTTCTTTCTTAAAATCGATATCATCAAGTCTCGTCGGTTCGCTGACAATTTCTGTTGTAGTTTCCATTTTTTTACTTTCAATTAAAGTTTT